TCGTAATGATAGCAGGCCATTGAGACATCAAAACTCATTTGTGTTAAACCGCCGATTAGTTGCATTCCTTCAGAATCATCCTGCACATCGAACACTACGCATGGCATTGTGTGAGTAGGTAAATTCTTAGGATCAAAATCCGTGTTAAATAATACTGTTGCGTTCTTTCCATAACCGTAAATCTCAGACTTAAAAGACAAAATAGCTTTTGTCGTTACCGGATAAGTGATGGTTATCGTATCGGTTAATGAAGTGGCTGTAAATCCCGTTATTGAAGTACGCGCGTTAATAGCTGCCGTTAATGCCACAGCCTCAAGTGTTGGCGTTGCGTATGCGGTTAAAGGAGCAACCTGACCAAGTAAAAGAACACCATAATATATAGAATCAGTATCACCAACGGCCCCGACATGGGTTATTATTACTGTGCCATTAGTTATATTATTGGGCGTGACGGTAGCCGTTCCAGTTCCTGCCGAAACAAGCGTTAAGCAAAACGCTTTCAACTCATCTAATAACCCTTGTATTATTTCTCCTGTCATACAATATATTTACTTTTAACTGCTTCAAATGCTGCTTTTATATCCTCATCAGTAGCCACGCCGTCAACAAAGGAAAAAATACGCTTTCCCTCTTTTGGAGGCATTGCCTTTAATGAATCTATTAATTGTTGTTTTTCGGCATCATTATCAAAAACCAAACAAATAATATTACATTGTTCGTTAAGTCCTTTTGAGCTTACAAGTCTCGTATCTATAATCATAATAAAATCTTTTCGCCTTCTTTTGTTTCTCTCATTGTATAGTTAGGACATTGGAACTGCATCTTATAAAAAATACACTTTACTCCCCACATTCTAACTTTCATGTTTTTGTTTACACAGTTCCTGCCGTTTGTATTATATTGACAACTCATTTGAAATTGTGAAAAGCCTTATCGCTTTCGTATTTAAACTTTTTCATTATGGCTTCTTTCATTCTATTTGTCCAGCCTATAAACTTTCTCTCAGGGAAATGAGAGGCGTACTTTCCAAACATCGATCCGGTCCCGCCTTCGTTTAACAACTTAGCACCTGGGAACCGGTCTAAATCCAAACCTATAAATACACTATTCTTACTTAACTGTTCCCAAAATATACTATTATACATATTGCCGGTTTGATAAAGCAATGGTTTGCCTGAACTATAAACAGAACCTTTAAGATTCTTACCTACTCCACGTTTATCATAAATACTATTTGTTGCCTCGCTGCGCTCTGCGTATGTTGACTTGCCATCAAAACTCTGGTCTTTAATATTCTTTTGCATGTCTTTTTTAGCCTCAATACCCACTATGCGCGCGAGATTGGCGTTTTCAAACTGCTTAACTGCTTTATCAAAGTCTTTATGTAACTGACCTATTGGCTTCATAACAAAACACCCTTTCTGTACTTGTTCGGGTTTACTTTTACAAAAGCATCTGTAATCACTGCATTATGAGTTTGCACAATATAGCTGTTACCGTTGCCAAACTTAATGTAAGCACGATAAATGTTATTTTTATCACCCTGGCTCCAAACCTCATCTGGCTTAGCAATAGTACCCGGTATATTTGCCATGCCATTGCCGTGCTTAATGACAGTATGAAAGCTATTATCAGTAAATTTAACATTGCTCAAAAGTTTATCGTTCTGAAATACTACAGCTCCTTTTTTATCTACATGGTATTTGTTTCTCCAGTCCTGAACTATTTGTGTATATGCCAACATCTGGCTCGCCAATGTCAACTTAGCCATGAGTTCTAAATCTTCACCCTCATCAATGTCTTTGCCGTAGTTTTTATAGTTTAGGTTATTAGGATCAACAGTTTCAAAGTAATCGTTACGCGGTAATACTCCGCCTTTGCCTGAGTTGAATTGCCATTGCTCATCGATGTTTTCGTCCATTTCTTTGGCTGCATCGTCCCCCTCTCTGACCATATCTCTATTTTCAGAAACATAACTTTCATCCACGGGATCAGCTGAACATCTGCAATTCCACCCGTTAGGCGGATAGCAATCATCACCCTCAGGATCGCCAATTCTGAAAACCAATCCTTCGAGCGCTACGTGTTCATCTCTCTCAACATCATCCATCACGCCGCGATATACCCAGTAAGGATATAGATCAGCATTTTCTTCCATCGAACGCCAACCCTCTGCCATTACCGATCCTCTGCGACAAACATCATATTCAGTTCTTAGCCATGTCTTATTGAAAATATCTGCGACCTGTTCAGCATCATTTAAAAAATCATCATATTTTTTTGCTTGCCCGGCCAATGTCTGAAGCATGGTGTTTTCATTCACATTCTTTGCAGCTGAAAACTGGTAAATATTATTCATGTATCTTTCAAAGAACGCTGTATCTTTATAAGCCTTATAAGTGGCTTTTATATCTTCTGTTTCGAGTACTTTTCTAAAAGCGTTGGCCGTTGCCATGTAAAGAGGCAGATAAATCCATTTTCCGCTTTTCTCTTCTTTCTGCCAGACCCATTCAATATGATCCTGGTTAATGTCGTCTATTCCGTCAATCTCATAGTCCGATGTTGGATCCTCTTCCGGCTCATCATACTCGGAGTTTAGTTTTACGATTTGATTTTTTTTTTAAGTCCAAACTTTCCTTTTATCGCCATTTCGACCGTTTTACTTTTAGTTTTATCCTTTCCTTCGGGAGGTGAACTTTCATTTTGAAAGTCAGGCATAACAGGTTCGGGTCTGTCTTCAATATACTCCTCTGGTAATCCAATAGAGGCAAAAGCTTCACCTTTTAACTTCATCCCGTTAGCCTGTAGAATAGGTGAGAGTATTGCCATTTCTTCAAGTGTCCATTTCTTACTTAAATCGTAGTCAATAGTCAGCTCTTCGGGAAAGTTTTTGTAAATCTGTTTTATCTTGCCGATTAATTCATCATTGATAATCGACTTAATCAACTCTAAGTTAGAGCGTTTCATATCCTCTAACTTTTCCATGTGTATGTTGCCAAGTGCTAAACTGCCCTTACTGCCAACCTGAGATGTTAATGTACCACCAAGTACAAGCTGCATGATCTCTTCTTTTTCCTTTTCGTTAAAGTCCGAGAAAATCATGTGAGCTGACTTACCACCGGCAGCAGAATTGATAAATTCCAGATTAATAGCTTTCTGAATAGTACCATCGGGAGCCAGCGTGAAAGGATAACTAATTCCTTTTTGAGGATTTAAGTTTGCCAAGATAGTATCAGCCTCATATTTAGACTTATTATATCCAGCCCCGGTAACAGGATCAATAGCTGTGTCATTTTGTGGATAACCAGCTGTGATAATTGGCCAGGCTAAACGCGAACCGGCTGCCAGCCAGTTGTTTTTATTTTGATTGATCTGTACGAAGGCCCGTGCTATGGGTTGCATCCAGCCTAAGAAAGATTCGTAAGAAGATGAGGGTTGAATAAACATCAGATTAACATGATCTGAACATCTCATACCTTCAGCAAAATTAAAGGTTGATTGTCTGACCATCCTGTTAATCGGATCTATGTTGGCCATCGGATATTTGTAAATCTTTGAATTGTACCAGTCAATATTTAGAGCTGTAAAACCCCAGAACTGACTGAATAATATTTCCTTACAAATATCCTTAAAGTATTTTTTTGTTGTTATCTCGTTTGTCCATTCATCATTCTGATTGCCTTTTGTATCTTTGAAAAAGAAAGGGACCTGATCGATGTCGACAGAAAGTTGTTTAAAAAGCGACTGCACAAAAGCAGACGATTCGTAAACCCAGGAAGTAAGTGCAGCATAAGCGACAGGAAACCCCATCTTAACGCATTGATCACAAGCATAACGAACAGTAGTTAAGTCCCAATTAACAATATAATTGTTTGGAAAAAACTGTGTTGTCTGATCTAATCCGACAGGTTTAGGAATAATAAAAGGACTAACGCGCGTTCTGTCTCCTGTTGCGGGCATGGCTCCTTTTTCACCTATGCCATAACCACCGCCACCGCCCTGAGAACCATTACCAGAATTGACACCACCGATACCGGCAGCGAATTGTTCTCTCTTTGCCTGTACTTCGGGATCTGCTGCTCTGCGTTCTCTGCGTGTCATCCTATTGTTAAAAATGATTGATCAATTAAATTGCCACCGCTTACCTCAGGCGTGCCGTCCGTTGCTTTTAGTTGGACTGAGATTAATGACATCTGTCCATTGCGCACAGCTTCAAGTGTCTGTTTTCCCATGTCTATCTGTTTTTGGGTGTGTTCGCCTACTCCCGGAAGATTAGCACAAAGCACCTCAATGGCTTTAATAGCTGTACACATAACTACAATCGTATCGCGCCCTGTTGTGAGAGCGTATTCCGTTGTCATGTCGTATTTGCTTGCAAATGTTGAAGTGACTATGCCTTGAGCTATTGTACAGGCTGTTTGAAGTGAGGTTGAATCTATTGCGTATTGATTGAGCAATATCTGTGAATTGCAATACTGACTAAGGTCGGCCCCTGTCAGATAACCAAAAGATAAAGCGTTGAGTTGTGCTACAGTCACGTTTTCAGTGGTTTATCGTATTGAAAACAGCTTATTCAGCTCCTTTCGGACTTCAATACGCGGGTAAATATACTATTTTAAACTAATATTTCAAAACAAACTTATTAACATTTTGTTAAGGCGTCCAGCGCTGGGCTGTGTCAAAAATACCAATACCATCCATTGACAGATTGCCGGTTCTTTGATACTTGCCATAATCCTCAGAAAAACACTTGCAGACAAAATAGTCAAGAGCGTCTGAGGCGTGCCCATATTTCTCATAAGCAACGCCGGTGGAAAGGTCTTTAGTTTTTTCTTTCAATTTGGTTCCGTCCGCATCCTCTTTGCAGTACATCAAATCGTTAAGTGTCGTTTGACATTTAGAGTTTAAATACAACTCGATCCCGTTAAATCCTGTCTCAAAAATAGTGTTTATAAAATTACCTCTCATGCGCACGGCTGGATGAGAAAGCAACAATCTTCTTTCTGGATGATACTCTTTTAATTCGTGACAGATAATATCAAAATCATTATAATGATCTTCGCGGCGGGTGTCTTGATTCATGCCTGAAGGATCGCCGTAAATATAAAGCCCTCCTGAGTGATTAGCGAATAAGCGCTTAAATTCATCACATATACCCTTAGTGTTGTTACGAGGTGACTTTGTTATTATCTCACGGATTTGCCATGCCTTTTTGCCTTCTACCTGGAATAACACAGCATGCATCCCTGGATTAACATTAAAGTCAAAAGAGATATGAATAGGCAAAAGTGGATTATAGGTTATGTCCTTAACATTACGCCACATCTTGAACTGCTTATAAAACTCTCCGCCGGTCTCTGTTGGCTTTGGGTTCTGTTGGTATAGGCTTTGAAATGTTCTAAGATTCTGATTCTTAACTTGCAATAATTTTTCAAGCGAGTGACGTGACGGCCATAATGCCTCGCCTACTTGGCGCGGGTCTTCTGGGTTGTCGTCATTTTCTTTTATAGCTGGTAGGTTTAATATCACCCATTTCTCACCCCTACCCTCTTCCATTGATTTTAAAAGTAATCCCGTCAAATCGTTCTCATCCCAACGTGTCTGGGTTATTAATATTCTGCTATCGTTATGAATACGAGTGTATAACACATCATTGTACCAATTCCAATTACGCACCTGATACGTTGCAGACATGGCCTCCAGGCTATCCTTCACAGGGTCGTCAATAATAGCTACGTCCGCAGTATTGCCCGTTAACGCTCCTCCGACCCCCGTTGTTTTTAAATACCCACCGTATCCAATGGTTTCGAATATCTCAGAGTTTCTTAAAAAATTACGGCTAACAGTCACGACATTTGAATCATTCAAAATGGTCTTAGGGAATACGTTATGATATAATTCTGAATCTATTATTCTTTGGCAGTCCCTATTGAATGAACTTGCAAGGTCAGCAGAATAAGAAGCCAGAACTATTTTAGTCTTTGGATTTATGCCTAAAAGAAAGGCCGGTAATGATCTTGATACTAATTGCGACTTACCATGCTGGGGAGGCATAGTAACTAATAATCGCTTAAATTCTCCTTTAATAAAACGATCAAGATAATTGCATAGTAAACGATGATGCCAATTAGCTTGATAAAAGGGAGACACATATTCAACAAAGTCAAGTATTTTTCTCCTTGCCAGTTCCTGCTTTGCGCTGCAACTCATCAAGGGTTCTAAGTTCGTCATCTGAAAGATTTGATAAGTCTATGTTCTTTTTTACATTTATCTCGCCTGAGTGTTCTATGCTTTCCTTTGGCTTTCCATAACCTCTATTGAGAAGTATCTCAGCTGCCCTTGTATCTCCCCGTTGGGCTTTCTCGTAAATAGCTTTCAATAGCTTTTCTGCCCTGTCGCCTTGTCCTAAAAGATCAGCCATAAGCTTATCGATCTCGGGCAACTTATGAGGTCTGCCGTTGGGGTTTCCTGACTGTCCAGGCTTTAATTTCTTTTCCGGGCAACCGGATTGACCTTTCTTAAATGGCATTGCTGTTATATTCCTGTAATTTAAGCATTCAAATACTGATTTACTTTAACACATTTAGTTCCAACAATAAGGATAAGGTAACTGTAATTCAAGTAGTTCTGATGTATATTTCTTTGTCAAAACCTCTATCATTTCATTATCAGGCAATAAATACTTGACATTAATCAATAATCGTTCATGAGGGCATTTTGCCTCTGGGATTAAATTATAAAGTACTATGTCG